AGCATCTTCACCATCCGAAAGATAAACCGCCAATGCTGATGCAGAACCGCTGAAAGACTTCTGGCCTTTAGCCCTTTCTACACCATCTGTGTCTTTTGTAGATCGCTCTCTGATTTCTCTTGTAAGAGTTACGCTACATTCTGTAGAATGATATACTGTTTTGTCATCTAAGGTCATCCTTAGGTTACCATTCATTACTTTTTCTCCAGCCATAATTTCTAAGATTTAAAATTTAAATTCATAATTAATTGTGCAAAGACCTTCACGGCCATCGCTATAGTTGTAACCTGTTTCGTTCCCTTTGAACTTCCAGTTGTAACTTGATTCTTTTATAGCAGTTTCAATAGCATCTGCTATTGAACCACCTTGGTTAAGAGAGTTGGCAAATACAAACATCTCTACTGCATACTGTGCAATTCCATCTTTTGTAAGAGTTCCAGTATTGCTGAGTTTAAAATTGACAAATGGAAGTTCTTTTTCTTCTGTAGCTAGATCCCAGAATACATTGGTTTCTATCACATCCTTAATTGCTTGCAAACTCATCACTTCATTCACATGTTTTGCTGCTTCAATAATCATTTGCTTAGTTTATTAATTTGCCTTTGTACCAGTCTTTGCATTTCCTTTTTATACTTGGCAGTAACTATAGAACTTCTACTTGACCAAACTTTGTCTTTAGCCTTATCGACTACAGTGTTTATTCCTACTCTAGATCCAAGCTTATTAGACCCTATCTTAGTTCCTTTGTCTACAACCATATGCCTGTACCAACCCTGTTTATTGCCTTTTATGGACGGACGAACCACTACTTGTGGATTACCACCTACTTTGCGAGCTGGTACTGTTTCAATTGCCACAGAATCTCTCAAAGTACCAGCTGGGTAGATAGTTTCAAAGCGTTTTACATCCCTGCTACTTTTTGGCAACTCATTAGAATAAGCTGGTACAAAAGGTTTTGCTAGTTTCCTTTGTATCTTAAGCACTTCGCGCCTGGTCATTTTATCGTCTAGCTTTTTAAGCTTTTTTATAAGCTCTGCAAATCCTTCTACATCAATGTCCACGTCTTGTGCATTTAAGTTTAAGAAATCTATTTTTTTGTTGGCCAGATAATTCTATGGAGTTGATCTGGTAGATCCCATCAAAGTCCTTAACGAAATACTTTTGTCCATTCACAAATAGATCTGAGCTAAATCTTACAATGAAGGCCACCACTCCAATTCCAATGACTCTACCATCGTCATCATCTTCACTTCCTGTAAAATCTTCACGCTTTGCATACACCACCTCTTTCACCAACTCATCTTCTTGAGTGGATTCTCCGGTGTCGGTTTTGGTCGCTGTATTTTTGAATAGAGATACTTTTCTATTTAATTGTCCAGCGTGTATGTATGCAGATTTATTCATCAAAATGTTTTTCTGTAAGGTCGCAATACGTTGTGCGCTGCCTGATTAAATTTAATGGGCATATTTTCCCTGTAGGTGTCGTTGTGAGCGAATAGCAAAAGACAAGCTCTCTTTATGTCCGCAGGAATGTCCGCAACACTATAACCAAGATCTGCAGTGATAAAGATTCTATAGCCAAAATCTGAAGGGATATCCATGTCTAAGTAGAGGATCTTACTTTCGTAATTCCAATTATTATCTTGGATATCTTTCAGAGTACCATTTTCATCTTCATACTTAAGAGCTGTGATGCCATCTTCTATAATGGGAAATTTAAGTTGAAATCTATCGAACCAACCTTCAACTTCTACGGTAGATCCTAGTCGTTTAAGCACAGGATATTCCAGATAGTTTTCTATCTCGGTAGTGGCTGAATCTATAAATAATTGTAACAATGAATCTTCATCATCAAAATCTATTTTAGAATTCGCTTTTGCCTGGGCAAGAGTAACTATATTTTCTGTTGCTTCTGGAGCACCGTATCTAAGACTGAAAGTGTTCATAAATTATTTAACTATTTCGCCATCTTTGTTTTTCACTAACTCGTCAGCCTGTTTTTCTTTTAAGACAACAGTCATCCCTTTATGTTGTGGAAGACCGTATTTTCCAGCTGCATTGTGACAAAGGATCTTCACCTTTACATCCTTTTGCTTTTCTGGCTTTTTAGATTTTGCTTTCTTAGCTTTAGACTTTTCTTGATCTGCAGCTTTTTTGGCCTCACCAGTAGATTGCTCCACCTTTTCTGTGCTTTTATTTTCTTCAGACATAATTTTTAAATTTTTAATATTATATCACTCTGAGCCTGAAAGACCCAGAGCAACACAATAAATGATTATATGGTGATAAATTTGTTGGCAGAGAATGCATTTTCCTGAGCTATCTCTACACCTGCGTGAGAGTTAATTACCAATCTAATGGCATTACTCAAAGAAGCAGAATAAGGATCTTCCAATAAAGACACTGCGCCCCATTCTCCAATAAACAATTTACTAAAGTCTCCGTAAATTAAGGCCTCGTTATCTGTAAGTGTAGGCACAAGAGAAGTTGCAGCGGCATTACTACCATTTAACTCATTTCTATTTTCCATAACGAATCGACCAGAACCAGCATCTTTCTTGGTACTCATGAAAGCAGCTCTAAGCTGGGGAGACATTAGGTAAGCTCTAGAAAGTTCAGTTGCATCTTCTGCATCTATTAAGCCCATAAGCTCAGTGACATGCTCCCATTTTGCAGCTTCCGCTGATGTTACAGAAGAAAGGACTGTTCCAGCCTTGTTCAAAATTCCTTCTGGCTCGTTGCCAGATCCAGCTCCGTTGATTGCTGCAGCATTTAGAGAAGTCTCATAAGCTCGCAAAATCATTTGTCTTACAAGGCTTTCTACATCTGGACTAGACTGTAGAATAAGTCTTCTAGAAACATCTACTGCGCCACCCAAACGTTCTGGAGAAAGTTCTGGGCCAGTAAAGTTCTTATCTTGTGGAGTAATAGCAGCATTTTCTGCTAACCATTGCATGGTGTACTTTTGTCCAACAGGAAGGGGAATAGATCCTCCAGTTAAACCGCTTAATCTTGTAGCTCCAAGAGACTCCAAGAAAGTTGCTGGTTGAAAAGGCATTTGCACTCTTGGAGTTTGATCTACAACCAATTGACCTCCCTTTTCACCACTATCACCGGTGACAGATTGAGCCCGTAAAGCAGACATAGGGATGGTAAATCTTGCATTATCTGGAGTTTCTACTCCTGCAGCTCTATTGGCCTCGATTCCAATTTCATTAAGTTCTTTTTCTGCACCTTCCAAAATGCCTTTACTTCTAAAAGCTTTGGTAATGGATGCACGCTCCGTGATTTCACGCTTTTCAGCTTCTTCACCTTTTGGTTTAGCACCACTTTTGCGCTCACCTTTTTGGGCTGCAGCTCTTTTTTCGAAGTCTTCAATTTGTCTCTCTTCTGCAATGTCAGCATCTAGTGCCTCGATTTCAGTTTGGAGAGTTGCAAATTGGGTTCTTTGTTCATCGGTGAATTTTCCATCACCTTCTTTTCTGGCCTTGACCAGATCTTCTTGAGCTTTAGTTTTTGAAGCTCTCTCTTGTTGTAACTGTGCAATTTTAAGCATGGGTATTATTTTTATTGATTAATAATTGAGCTTCAAAAACATCAAATTCTGAAGTTCTTTTTTCTTCATCTGTATCATCCTCGGCAGAGTCTGCAGATGTATCTGGTGTAAATTCTTTTCGAATCTCATTTAGGTCATTTGTATTTCTAGCCAATGCATCTGGATTGGAGTTAAGAGAAACAATAGACCACTCGACTAGCCTCTGCTGTGTAAAATACAAAACATCGGGATCTTCATTAAGATCTTCTAGTCCATATCTACCGTCTAATATTTCGGCCCTTATAGAGGCTCCACGAATTATTCCATTCTTAACCTTGTTAAAAATCTTCTCTGCTAGAGGATTGTTTTCTGCAGCTTCAAATTTTGCGCGACCTATAACTAAACCATCTTCTATAAAAACTACTGAAGTTCCAATTACACTATCAGCATCGGTGTGATTATGGTTAAAACATACAATAGGATTTGTTTCGTAGCGATCAAGCAGCCATCCATTACTTTTAAAAACAGTATCATAAGTATCTACAGCTTCACTAGAAATTACAAAGTCAATAGTTCTTTCTGCTTCGTTTATACTGTCTGCACGCACTTGTGCATTTCTTACTTGTATTTTATCCTTTGCTTTCATCAGCTAATAGTTTTTTCATTTGTTCTTCGTTAAGAAGATTAGACATTTGTAAAAATTGATCACCATCTGGATATGGGTTTAGACTTTCTAAAACTCTAATTTCGTTGGGAGTCATAGCCTTAAGGAATACCATAGACTTGTAATATTCTGCTCTGGACTTAGGATCTACCTGTAGTAGTATTTTAAAGTTTTGATCTATCGCTATCGAATTAGCTTTTTCAGGATCTGTGAAAAGCTTAAATTCGATTTCTTCTTTTATCTTTTGGGCTAAAGGTTTTACAGCAGACTGCAAATAATCCTGTTCCATTTGCACCATAGAGTTATAACCACCTTCACCCTTTATTCTTAATTTGTGATTCGGTATGTGTAACCACCTGGCGATATCTTCTGTACCACTGGCGTAGGTTTCAATAAATTTTGATTCTTCAGGATTAAGACCTATGCTTTTATATTTCATCCCTTCATCCAGTACGGCTGCTCTATGCTTATTCATAGATGTAAGCCTTTTTTCGAAGGCTGTACCTAAAGCGTCTTTTGCAGTACTGTCTATTTTTTTGTCAGATTCAATTACACCATAGCTTAGGCCTTGATCTTCTAGAGACATAGAGCCAAATTTTTGTGCATTTAATGTAACACCAAGGTTATCTGCTGCAAATTCTAAAACAGATTTTCCAAGCTTTCCATCAAATGAAAAACCCGAAACGTGAAAGACTTCGTAAGCACTGTACATCTCACTTTTGTATTGATAAAATAATTTACCTTCATGATCTATAACCGTGACTAGACTGGAATCCCAAAAGTCTAAGGATATTTTGTTTCCAGATTCATCGGTTACGATACCAGCAAAGTAATTACCCCTCAATAAAACAGTGAGAGCGATTAAATGCTTAAAGCCAAAAGGCGACTGGTGATGATTGGGTCTATTGTTAATTAACTTATTGACCGGATGGTCCTTAAGATAAGTAATATTGTTATCTGTTTTTTGTACTACAGCATGTGGAAGTATTGCTATGGAATTTGCTATCATGTCTATTCCGCTATAAAAAGCGGAAAGCGTTAATGAGGTGCGGACGTTTACCTTCTTTGAAGATTCGGTTAGGCCATAAGCAAAACCAGGAAAGCCTCCAACAAATGTTTGAGCACTTACAACTGATCTTAACGCATTTTGAAAAACAGACATATTTCTTTTATCTGCTTCAAAAATATGGGAGCTATCTAATTAAAAACTCCAACAATGTTTCCTTTGTTGGAGTTTTTAAAATTTTGCTAACAGTGTATAAAAAACATTAAAACGTTTTTTTATACGGGTGTTAGCACCAATACTAACCAACTACCTTTTCAATAGTCTTATAGCATTCTTTAACTTCATCAATGTTATTTTCAAGATATTCATCAAAAGAATCAACACCGCCAAAAACTTCGTCTAACCTTTCAGATATTTGTCCTGTAATATTAGTCCAACTATCTTCTTTGCATTCTTCTGGAGTATATATCACCATCATATGTGCATTACTTTGGTAGTGTAAAACCATTGTTGCATATGCTGTTAATTTATTTTTGGCTACTAACTTAAATTTAGTACTCATTGCACCATATTCATACACCGTACTGGTGCTAACACTTGGTATAGTGCATTGCTTGGTTTCTGTATTTTCACTATCTGTATTCATAATTTAAAGTTTTAGTTTATTAATTAATTTTAGTGCTGTGAGGTCGCAACGACACCATACCATAAACGTTAACAACCCTATTTCTAAAAGCTTCAACCTCTAAACTTCCAAATGAAGCTTGAGGTCCAAAGCATTTGCCAATAGAATAGAATGGTGAAGAGAAAATAAACCTTTGCCGCTCATATTCCTATAAA